TAGCCATTACACGCGGGACGCAATTTTCAAATTTTTCAAAAACTCTCGGCAAAAAATTTGAAAAAAAGGTATAATCCGAAAATTACAAAAATGAATTCAGATAAAAGGGAAAAAAGACAAATGGAAAGAAAAGATTTTGAAGCTTTCTTTGATATTCTTGACGATGACAAAAAGGCGTTCGCGCTCGACACGCTCGACGAATATTTGTATTTCAAAAAACAGATAGAGAAGCTCCGCGAGCTTCCGCTTATTCAGGTAAGCAAAACAAATCCGGAAATGCAGAGAACTACTCCGGCGGGAAAGATGATAAAAGAATATTCGCAAGTTGTTGACGCAAAGCGCGCGACACTTTTGAGAATTTTATATCGCGTTGAAAGTACGGCAGCGGATGAACTTCTCGAAAAGCTGGCTGAATTCGAATGACGTATCTTGAAGAATATTACGACTTAATCAAGCGCGGTGAAATCGTTGTCGGTTATTGGATAAGAAAACAAGTTCAAAATCTTATTGAGGACTTACAGGACAGCCGCTTTGTTTACGATACAGCGGAAGCGCACAAACGCATAAAATTCATGGAAACGTGCTGCTTGCAATCGAAAGCACCGTATTACATGAAGCCGCTTGATTTAATGCCGTTTCAAAAAGCATGGTGGGAAGCAATTTACTCTTTCAAAATGCCGGACACAAATTTTTTGCGTTTTACGGAAGGACTTCTCGAAATCGCAAGAAAGAACGGAAAATCGACTATGCTTGCAGCCGACGGAAACTATGATTTGTTTTGCGGCGAAGGTGGCACGGATATTTGTTGCGCGTCAAACGACGACCGGCAGGCGCGGCTTATATGGGGTGAAATTGGCGGAATGCGTTCTCGACTTGACCCGAAAAAGAGCTTGACAGGACAAAACCTTACAGAAATAAAAAACTATAAAAAAAATATAACCGTTTTTCGTTTGAGTTCCAAAACGCAAAACAAAGACGGATTTAATATTTCAAAAACCTATCTTGATGAAAGTCATGATATTGCAGAAGAAAACGGACAAAGCGAAATTGCGGAAGCATGTTGGCGCGGAATGAGTTCAAAAGAACAGCCGTTATTCTTGAATTGTACGACGCAAGGCTTTAACCGCGAATGTTATCTTGATAAGAAAATCGCGTATGCAAAAAAGGTTATCGAAGGCGAAATCGACAATCCGCATTTTATTGCTTTTCTGTTCGAGCAGGACAGCGAAGCGGAAATCTGGCAGGATGAGAGAAGCTGGGAGAAGTCGAATCCGTCTATCAGATACGGAATAAAAAAGATAGATAAACTCCGTCAGGACGTGGACGCGGCTCGGTTCGATAAGGCGACAAGAATTCATCTGTTGACAAAGGACTTCAATATTCCGCAGTCGACGGCGCAAAGTTGGCTTATGCTTGAAGATTACGACTATCCGCAAGAAGTATTCGACCTTGAAGACTTTCGCGGTTCGTTTATTCTCGGAGCGGGTGACTTTTCCGCAACGACAGACCTTTCGAACGCAAAGATAATGCTGATGAAACCGGGCGACAAAACGAAATATGTTTATTCGCATTACTTTATACCGGAAAGCAAGCTCACCGCGAGCGACGATAAGGAAGCGGGCGCGGAATATAAAGAGTGGGCAAAACAGGGACTGCTTACAATACACGAAGGAAACGAAGTCGACATTTCGGCGGTTGCGGACTGGTTCTATAAGCTCTATAAGAGCTACGGAATCAAACCTTATAAAATCGGTTATGACCAGAGATACGCGAAGACATTTCTCGACCGGTGCGACGAATTTGGTTTTGATACCGTTATGCTTGCGCAGGGACGCGCATTATCAAACGCGATGAAATTTGTCGAAGCGGACTTAAAGAGCAAAAACATAAATTACGGAAATAACGTTGTCGATAAATGGTGCTTGCGAAATTGCGCTTGCTCCGTCGACAATGTCGGAAATATAGAGCCCGTCAAGATAGCGGGACAGAAATCCAAAAGAATAGACGGCGCTGTAACTCTGATAATGCTCTATGAGACTTACCGCCGATATAGAAGCGAATTTGTAAAAATTAATGGGGGTGCGTAAATATTGGAATGGTTCGATAAACTCTTCCGCAGACCGCCGAAAAATAGAAAGCCGGCTCCGACGTTTAACGGCTATATGCCGATATACTCGCAGTACGGAACTAACATATACGCGTCGGACGTGGTACAGCAAGCGCTCAAATGTATCGTTGACGAATTAAAGAAATTAAATCCGACACATGTTCGGTATAACGGAACAGACCCGGTTCCTGTAAGAGACAGCATTCAGACGGTGCTTGACAATCCGAACGAGCTCATGACAACGAGCGAATTTATCGAAAAAGTGGCATGGCTCTTATTGCTGAATTATAACGCGTTTATTATTCCGACGTATTATACGTGGATAGACGATAAGACGGGACAGGAAACAAGACGTTATGAATCGCTTTATCCGATAAAGCCCTCTCAGGTTGATTTTATTGAGGACGCGTTTGGAAGACTGTTCGTTACGTTCTGGTTTTGGAACGGCACGAAGACGACAATACCATATGACGACGTGATACATATAAAATATAATTTTTCGGTGAATCAGTACATGGGCGGAAACGAGCTCGGACAGCCTGACCACCGCGCGCTTCTCGAAACGCTGAATCTTAATAACGATTTATTGAAAGGCGTTGCGAAAGCGATGAACGCGTCGTATGCAGTAAACGGCGTCGTTAAATATAATACTTATCTCGACGAAGGAAAGACGGAAGCGGCGTTAAAGGAATTCGAGCAGAAGCTCCGCAATAACGAGAGCGGTATTCTTCCGATAGACCTTAAAGCAGAATACACACCGTTTGAACACAAGAGCGCGCTGGTTGACGAAGCGACGTTGAAATTCATTGACGAAAAGATATTAAGAAACTGGGGCGTTCCGCTTGCGATTTTGCGCGGCGATTATTCAAAGGAGACCTACGAAGCGTTCTATCAAAAGACGTTGGAGCCTTTAATTCTTTCTATATCTCAGGCGTTCACGAAGAAGATGTTCACGAAGCGAGAGATAGCGTTCGGAAATAAAGTCGAACTGTATCCGAAAGACTTAATATTCATGACGGTATCTCAGACGCTTGAAATGATAAATATCTTATCACCGACGGGCGCTCTGTTCGAGAACGAAAAAAGAACGGCGCTCGGTCTGAGACCGCTTCCCGAACTGGAAGGCAAACGGTATCTGTCGCTTAACTGGATAGACGCGGCGAACGCAGACCAGTATCAAGTCGGTAAAGTAAACGTTGACGTTGTCGACGAGAATAAAACGGAGAGCGTAATGGATGAATGAGAAATTAATATGGTACGAATGCCCGCACTGCAAGCAGAAGCTGTTTATGATAACGGCGGACGCGGTGATAAAGGGCGTGGAGATAAAATGCAAAAAGTGTAAAAAAATAATAAGAGTGAGCCTTTGAGCCTGTTTTCTTAATAAAGAAAATGGGCTTTTTATTTTGCAAAAAGGAGAACAGACATGAAAAAAGAACTTGAAAGACGTTCGTATGAATTCGAAATACGTGCGGAAGCTTCCGAAGAGGAAGGCAATATAATTACCGGAAGACCTATCGTTTACAATACGAAAACGGACATGGGATATTTTGACGAAATAATCGAATCGGGAGCATTGAACGGAACGAATCTTACGGACGTTCGGTTTCTCGTAAATCATGACACTTCAATGATACCGCTTGCGCGCTCCCGCCGAAACAACGGCAACAGCACGATGAAGCTCTCGGTTGACCTTCAAGGCATGAACATTGACTTTGTAAAACTCGACACAGAAAACAATACGACGGCGCGGGCGCTTTACTCGGCAGTCGAAAGAGGAGACATCAGCGGAATGTCATTCATGTTTTCTATTGACGACGAAGAGTGGGAGAATCTGGAAACGGAACACCCTCTCCGTCGAATCCGCAAAATTGGCTCGGTAGTCGAAATCAGCGCGTGCACATTTCCCGCGTATGAATCGACAGAGATATATGCTCGCAGCAAGGAAGCGTTGGAGAACGCTCGGCTTGCGTTGGAGAACGCACGGCAGCAGCGCGCGAAATCGGTGGAGACCGATAACACGGCAGACGTTCTTTCACTTTTGAAAGAAAAAACAAAAACATTAACACTTTGAAAAGGAGACAAAAATCATGAGAAAAGAAACTCTCGAAAAAAAACTCGCAAGACTTCTCTCGAAGCGCGACGCATATAAAGAGAAAGCTCTTGCGGCAGAAGACGCAGACACAGTTCGTTCGCTCAATGAACTTATTGAAGAGAAGAACGAAGATATTGCGGAAGTAAAAGAAGAACTCGCAGCTATTGAAGAAGAAGAAAAGAGAAGCGCGGCAGACGTTATCCCCGCGAACGCAACGAAAGTTAACGGACAGTTTTCGAAAGTCGGCACGTTCAAAGCGGAAGAATCCCGCTCGAACGAAAATCCTCTTTCCACAATGGAATACAGAAACGCGTTCATGAAGTACGTGCAAAACGGAACGGCAATTCCCGCAGAATTCAGAGCAGGAAACGCTATCAGCACGGAAGACACCGGCGCGGCTATTCCGCTCACCGTAATGAACGAAGTTATCAATACCGTCAGAAAGCGTTACGGTAACCTCTATAACAAGGTTACGAAAATGACTGTAAAAGGCGGCGTTGAAATTCCGGTTGGCTCGCTTCAAGCTTCTTTCAAGTGGATAAACGAAAGCACCGTTTCTCCGAGACAGAAGCTCGGTCCTCTCGGTAAGGTTCAGTTTTCTTATCACACCGCAGAAATCAGAATCGCTCAGACGTTCGTTTCTTCTATCGTAACGCTCGAAGCGTTCGAAGCTAAAATTGCGGAAGTTATCGCAATAGCTTACTTACAGGCAATGGATTATGCTATCGTTAACGGCTCCGGCGACGGAATGCCGCTCGGCATAATCAACGACGCGCGCGTTACAGCAACCGGCAATTCGGTTAACATG